TCTGATAAGTTTCCGGTTTCTTCAGCACGCCAGCAATATGAACATTCTTCTGGCTTCTCTCCCCGTAGCATCCGCTGTCTTTGGGTCTTCTTGTAATAGGTGTTATGGAGCGCACTGGGGTTATTCTCAAGTTCTTTTACCTCTATTTTGTGTAGGGGTGGATGATAACAACTGTTAGTATGTCCAGTAGTAAGATGCAAACTGGTCTGTTGCCACTTGGCAAGACACAGTGCAGGACCTAATTTTTCCCGCATGTATTCTGCTTCACTCATAAAGCCGCTGGCTAGAGTCCCATCTTCATTCAGTGTATTCTTATCGCCAGAGGTTTCTAGCGGTTTCGTTGAGGACTCTGACATAATCTCTTTCCGGAAGCATAATATCTACATTTTGCCATTGCTGCCTATGGCTTTTATACCACGCACTCGCGTCTACATCAAGTGTTACTATACTTAATCCTAATCGTTTTGTCAAGATTTCTCCATACTTTTCGATGTCAACAAGCGGTTCATTGTCTTTGATTGTTTCCCAAATATCTTGAAGTTTATCAAAATCTCTTACATCTGCATAGTTCCAGTCATCATCAAACATACACATATATGTGCCGCGACGAGCGCCTGCCATTGCATATGCTCCATTTTCAGCATCTAATCCAACGCTGGACCAAATTTCTAGATTGAATCTATTACCATGCCAAACCGCAGTATCAAATTCAGATGGGGAAGGTCTACGTCCTTGATCTAAGCACATCTTAACACCTTCTCTAAATCCTGCACGCCACGCATGTAATGGACTTTGATTTGGATACGTATGACTCCAAACATCATGCATGGCCCAATATCTATTATCAAAGCAGAATTCAACTACGGTTTCATCTGTGCCATCTGTTGCTTCATGTGTACGCATCGTGTTAATAAAGTCTCGTGTCCAACTGCTGATGCCACCGTTGCCATATGTCAACCCATTGATCTCATTACGGGCTCTCCAACGAAACACGCAGTCTTTATTAGATTCAGTGATACGTAACTGTTGATTGAAAAAATCCCAATTTGGTAGATTATCACCATCAATTAAAATAAATCGTTCAGTATCGCTTGCTGCGGCAGCGGCTTTATGCGCTGCATCGCTGCCTTTGATACCATGAACGTGCTTTGCCCATGGCACATTAGCACTGATCAGTGCCCAAAATTCATCTGCTTTTGGTTCATCGTAACTTAGGTATACACAATCGAGTTCGTTAATATCAATTATTTCAGTCATCTTCGTTCCAACAGTCTAATTCGCCTTCAAAATCTGGCCATACAGGAAATTGCTTATCATCTCTCAATGATGTGAATTTCTTATTAAGATTAAATTCTGACATTTTCATCTGTAGTCTACTACCATCATTGATATTTTTCTTTACCATCACACCATCTTCGATTCTAAATAAATCAGGGCGCATAGTCATGTACCATTCTTCGGATATCGAAACCCAATATGGATGTTCTAACTCTTCTTGACTAAAGCATATGATCTCATTGTCTGTATAGTTGTAATATGCTCTATATTCAACAGTTTTCGCTGATTCTGCAGGTACATAAATCTTAAAGATTTCTGCTAACATCTCTTCTTCAGTCATTATATTTCTCCAGTAGAGTTAGAAAACTTTTATCATTATAGTGTAGGGGATAAAACTGATTGTAATATCCTACAGAAATTTGTTTTTTTCTTTTTTCAAAATCAACATGTTCATACCAATGGACTTCGGTTGAAATCTTCTGTAATTCATTTTTCATATGCACAAATGTAGGAACCTTTGCTTTATTTAAGGTACATTTTTCCACGCCATATATTTTAGCAGCAATCGCAAACACTTCGTCTGTAACTGGAAATTCATATCTACAATTTTTAAGATAATGATCTCTGAACCATGCCCAATTCTTAAAGATCATAGTAACAATATCAAAGAACTTGTGTGACTGTTCGTTAGGTCTGACGTAATATATTGCACTGTATACATCTGGAAGATCGTTATCATCAAACAATCTACGTTGACTTCTATTTGTTACAACATCACCCCAATAAGTCATTACTTTGCTAGTCAGTACAATATCTTTTTCATCTAATATAGACCACCAATGGTCTATGCAGGAAGTCATAATAATATCCGATTCGACTTTGATAGTTTGTTCGTAGGGAGTGAGAAAACAAACTTTGTATTCTGGGATGAATGATTTCCTAAAATTAAATTTACCAGTGAACACAGGAATGATATTATCAAAAATTTTATAATGTTTGTCTTCGAGTAATAGTTTAGAACTATCATTGATAATAACAGAAATATCAGTCACTTCTTTCTGTGTATCCTTTATGCTGACTGCCAGTTGGTAAGCATGATCTAGATAGTTTATATCTTGTGTATTACAAGCAACTGTAATAAAGCCTTTCTGCTTCATGGTAACCTTTCAAATAAACTTATCTTATGTTGAATATGAACATCTGACTTTATTCGTTGAATATAAGATTTAACTTGATTGTTTACTAACTTCTTATAAGTTACTAATATGTTATTGTCATTTATTTCAGCAATTTCTGTATTGAAATCACAGTTGCATAATTTATAATCAGCAATATCAAAGTGTTTAGATCCATAACCACCCAACAGGTGACTTGCAATAGTAAAAGCATAATCGTTACGAAATGGACTATAGTTAAATCTATATAACTTGTGATAATATTCCCAATGTTCAAATGTATATTCAGCCATATCAAACATCATCTTAGATAAAGAACATTTATTAAAGATCATTACAGTTGCCCAACATTGATCAATCTGAGTTTTGCCCATTTTCATGACATAGTCATTACCAGTAACTGGATCATACATTTGTCTAGCAATAGAAAAATCTACATTAGTCTTAAGATGATTGCTTAATGTATCAGTATGCACAAAAAAATCAGCGTCAACTACAAGTGTTCTGTCCCATGGGCTAAGGTCATACACGCGAGTTCTGTCCATATTAAGCCATGTAATACGACGACTTTGTTCTCGTATGTAACGTGTATTAGTTTCTTTAGGTGTTTGAATGATAACTTTATCAAAGCATGGTGATACTACTTGCTTTCCAGTTATTAATGCAACCGGAATATTTAAATTTGTTTTAATCTTATTCGCTGAAATTTCAGCCAGTTTGATATAATCAAACTCATCTGTATTGTTAGCAATAATGACTGCTCCAACATCAGACATTTTTAGCAGACCTAACTTTCTTTAATTCTTCCCATTCTGTATGCCATTCATTCATTATTTCATGATAACGTGCAAACATTATTTTAACAAGTTCAAAGGCATTTACTTTAATTGGAGTTTGATAATTGTCAAGTAATACTACTTCTTGCGATCCCAGTAAATCTAAAAAGTTAATCTGCTCTTTAGTTACTGTAAAGAATCCATTATTGTAACTGACATTAAGTCGAGATTCCATGCGCTGTTGCAGATTCTTCTTTGCCAATGCATGTTCATAACTCAATTGTGCTTGATTTTTGAGGTCAATGATATCCATGCTGTATAGTAACAGAAAAAGTTAATTAAATCAAATTAACTTTGTGTATTAGTGATAATAGCACCAGTTGGAGTACCCCAAGTATTGGTCAGATATGTTGTTTCTGGAGGAGTATAACCGCAATAGACAGCAGTTGTTCCATCAACTTGGTCATTAAGTATGTCAGCAGCAGCATCATATAAAGTGACACGGAAATAAATTACGTTTGAACTTCCAGCATAGAGTGCTCCGCCTACCTTTGCTTCGACAGTTGCATAGTTATTACCATAGTCAGCAGTAGCACTAGTTGAACCAATATTGAATAAAGTTTGATATGATGTTGTTAGATTGTGAAAGCCAATGCTAGTATTTTGAGTTAAGTTATCGCCGCCTGTGCCTGAACGTGAACAGAAGTTGGATCCAAAACTAATAGTACCAAGTTGATTAGTTAAGAATGATCCCCAATCGCTACTCTTAGAAGTTGTTCCACCTGACTGACTAGCATAGAAAGTTATAATACCGCCTGCATTAAAGAAGTAACGTACAGTGTCAGTACTACTAAAAGTTACAGTAAATTCTTTAGTTGAACTCGTATACCAAGCAGTACTGCTCGATAATGCAGGATTACCAATTCCTGTAGGAGCAGGAGTACCTCTAATAGAATTGAATAATAGTCTATTAGAATTTGTTGCAGTAACTTTAGTATCAACCGTTGATAGGAAAGTAATAACACCACCTGAAGCGGGTTGACTGATACCACTGGCAGCACCAGTTTGGTGATTTCCCAAACTATCTAAACGTGCAATCAATGAAGCCCAGTTGGTAGCAGTAACAGTTCCGCCAACGCTTACACTGCTTAATGTAGTACTTTGACCATAACCATTAGCGCCAGCGCCTGTACCCCAGATCGAGTTTACCGCGGTTGCTCTATTGTTATAGTCTGTTGCTTCAATTAACCCGCCTGACGAATATGTCATTTTTAAGTCCTATATCTTCTTATATTTATTATTAAAAACGCCCTACTACAATGTCAATGACACCCTCACCATCACCCATCTTTTGGATTGCTTTTCCAATGATCGTACCAGTATTTGGTGTATTATTAACTACTGCATACCCGTTTCCTGCTGTTACAAGAATATCGCCTTTTTCGACTGGACCAATGCACTTACAAGGCACACGACCAGTCAATGCAACTGCTACAACATTAACACCTTCTTCATCACCATTCATCAAATATGCAGGATTTGTTGAGACAACACCTGCAACTCTAGTGCTATTAGATTTTGAAGAAATTGTAACATCAAATTCTCCACCAAAATCTAATACAGTTCCTGCTTCATATAGATCATCTGCTACATAATTTTCAGCCAAGTCAGCATACTGTGCAGTTGTGGCTTTAGCAAATACAGTATTAAATGAAGAACTACTTGATCCAATGTTACCAGTTCCATTGGTGCCGCCGTTAACAATAGCAGTTAAGTTATTACCTGTGTTAACAGTTAATGCGCCCGAAACACCCATCGTTCCTGTTGTAACACCAGTAAATGCGCCAGTATTAGGAGTAGTTCCACCAACAGTACCATTATGTGGTCCATTAAATGATCCATAATGTGAAGTAGCAGTCACGGATCCAGCAGTTATTGCACCGCTTACAGCGAGAGAAGTAAGTGTAGGAAGACTCACGGCACCATAGAAAGTAGCAGTTCCAGATACAGTTAAATCACCTGATAATGTAGCAGAGGTTGCGTTTAGTGAACTACCACCAACACTGGACCATGCTGTACCGTTGTAAACTTTAACTACGCTATTCAGGCTGTCATACCAAAGTTGACCTTTAACAGGTTTGCTTGGAGCACTTGCGTTGCTAAAATTCTCTAATATCTGTAAAAAGTTTCTATTGATAGTAGGACCATAACCTAGATAGCCTTTACCTACTAGACCAATATCAAGATCTATGTTTACAGTACCATCAGTGATGGTGTATGTTGCGCTACTTGATGTATTATATATAGAATAAGTCATTACTGATTCTCTCGTTTAATGTATTTATATAGATTGCTCATAATCGTTTACCCCACAAACTCTATCTGATAGGTACTGTATGTATTACTTATAGACGCTCCGGAATCAGTTGAATAAACTAACTGAAAAGAATCTCCTGTTCTTGCAGTGATAATGCCCGAACATGTCAACTGCGAGGCAGTTGCAACATTGTTTTTCGCTTTGACATTACAAGAAACCCCGTTTTTCCACCATTGTAATCTGACTTCGGTAGTTCCCAATGTCGTTACTGAAGCATTTAAACGGTAATAACCCGGACTTTGGACTGTGAAAACACCAGAGGTTATATCAAAATTACTGCTTCGATCGAGTATTAATTTTGGTTTCCATGTATTGTAAGAAGTTAAGCCACTGCTAGTTAGATTTCCGCCATTGGTGTTATCATATCCTGAGAAGCAGGGATTATATGGCTTAACAACACCACCGTATAAATCAACTTGAAAAACATTATTACCGCTAACTTGTAACGTAAAGTTATTAGTACCAATGACTGTTAAGCGGCCATTATTAGTTGTTTGAGGTCCGATGACTTGCCAGTCACTGGCCATTGTATCATATATTTTTAATTGACTTACTGAAGTATCCCACCATAAGTCTCCCATCCTAGGGCTAGTAGGTGCAGTGTCACTTTCTATAGTTGTTGCTATCTTTTGCCAGGAGTTAGATGTTGATCCTTGTCTATAGAAATTCAAAACCTTATTAGTGCTATCATACCATAGTTGTCCAATCAATGCTGGATCTGGACTTGTTGAATTAGCAGAATTCTCTAACATACTAATTAAGTTTTGATTTAGAACTTCTCCGTAAGTTGGGAAGTTCTTTCCAACCAATGTGACAGATGTGGATGTGTTATCAACAGTACCATCCTGTACTGTAACTAAACTCGAGCCGTTAGTATGTTTAATATAATAAGGCATAATGTTATTTGTTAACCTTCGATTAATAAAATATTTATAGTTATGCAGTTAGTGTTGTTAAAGTTTGAATTCTAACTGTATAATCAATTTGAATGAGTCTGTTTAATGATTTCTGAACTGGGTGGAAGATAACGTGAGTTAAAAGATCACCCTGATTAATGCCGTTCAATGAGAAACTCTTAAGTCCCAATTCATCAAATACATAATTATCACCATAGGTAGTGCTATTATCAAATGCGGCTTGATCATTTGGCTCGCCATAATCTAGCAAGCAAGTCATTAATACATCGGTATACAGTGTTCCCGGAACATGTCGAACTTGAATCATGTTTCTAGTAGGATCCATGTTATAACTACTGTTTCCGTCAATCACTTTATTATAAGTTTGGTTATAAAGTGCGGAGTTACTTCCAGTGGTATTAGTTGGCAAATAAGTAACAACCCCAGTAGGGTCAACACTAGTACCACCGTTCCCAAAAACCATCTCATGGATCCAACTTTCTTGTTGATTTCCAATGCTCATTGCCAATGCTTTACTAAAATTCTCATAATGAATGGCATTACGCTTATTAACGATCACTTCTCCAGAACTAGGATCCCATATCTTAATATGGCCTTCAACCCTAATTCCGCTATTCTCATCTGGTTTAGACATTGGATTTTTCTCTTGCTGCTCTTTATTTATTACCTTAGATTCTGACGTGTTTTTGTCTTCCATTATAATGCCTTTAAGAAGGTTGCTTGTACTGTAGTAGAATTTAATATACCCGTTCCATCTGATGGAGTGCTAACACCTAAGTTTTCCCAAACCTTACCTTGACGATAAAGTTTTCCAATGTCGATAGTACGCTGATCTCCCATCTTTCCTATTATAGTTACAGGAACATCAGCAATAACATACTTGTCTCTTGCGCTTGGAATTTCTACTAGATTGCCACCATCATATACTCTTAGTCCAGCAGCATGTACTAGTGGAGCACCCGTTCCGTTGGTTCCACGACGTAACTGACCTAGACGATTGTTTACAATATCTAATACATAGAAAGTAATTCTTTCCCCATTGATGAAAACAACACCTGGTTTAGACTGTTCGGGATCGGGAAAACTAAACACTGCGGTATCTTTAACATTAATCCACTCATCATTTTGTAGTAAATCTTGAGTTAATAATGTAGTAGTTCTATCACTGATACCCAAGTAATCGTATGTTTCAGTGATACCTTTGAAGATTCTGAATTCGATGTTTTGTTGTCTTGCATCTTCATTGATATGTGTCACAACAACTACGTCTGCAGAAGTTACACCCAGTGCTGGATCAATTCTTAGCACTGTGGGAGTTATTAGAACATATTCATAGAATGGCTGAAGCCATGCTCCATTGAATGTAACTCTCAGATTATTAATGTTATTCACTGGTCTACTTAGTACATACGTTGGGGCTGCAATAGTATTTGTGCGTTCGTTATCCCAAATGGTAGTGTCCCATCCAACGATATCATATCCAAGAGATACAATTGTGCCTGCAGGCTGAATGCTGATTGTAAATTCATCGTCCCAACCAAAATTAGCAGCGGGATCAACAACAGGAGTCAATGAATAAACTTGAATTGTTGCAGATGGACTGATTTTCAATGTGTTCAAAAACGAAAGACTATAGGCATTTGATAATGTATAGTCAGTATATCTGTTTAGTTGAATTCCATCAACTACAACTTTTAATGCTGAAATGTCCATTGCAGTAGTAGTAGGATAAGAAGATACAATTGTGATCAGTGTGTCATAGAGATCATAAACTGTAATAACATCAGTTGACAATACCTGAGAATTGAAAACAATTGTCGAAGTGTTCGCAATGACATAGTCAGTCAAGATAGATAATAACACACCATTGACTGATACCTGTGGAGTTCCATTCAATGGACTGTTCAGTATATAACTCGATGCATATGTTACTTCATTTACATCCCACGCAGCGTTGTCAAACCCTACTACATTGCTTGCGAAACCATAATCAACAGTCGAAGTTGTGATCGAACCGCTCTTAAGATCACTGTGATGTATTGCATATGGAACGGTTCCTATACTGCCAGTGAGCAATGTTTCATCGACATAGTTGATAGAATCATACGCGATGCTATCCCATCCGGAATAATTATCAACCTTAATCGAAGTTGTGTTGTTGTTCAACGAACTAAAGACCTGACAACGGGTATCATACTGATCATGGTTGCTGTAAACATTTACTTCAATCTTATCGTTGGGGAACAATCGATAAGAAGGTTTAATGATGATCGATCTTTCATTGAATATGAAATAATCTGAGGTGCTCTTATTGCTTATTATAATAGATGATCCATCAGCAGGGCTAGAATTGAACACAATACTTGGAATATCAATGCCATTTCTATAAACAGTGTAATCGCTTGGATTTAGTTTAACTACGCCGTCGATCAGCACAACGATATCAGAATTGGTAACTGAATTAACATCGACATTTCTTGTGTTTGGCAATGAGAAAGTTTTATTTTTTCCGTTACCAGCATAGTATGCTTGATTGGTAGGTTCTAGATCAATCCCATTTACGCTAACTCTAACCTTAGATTCCCATGGTTTTGAATATTGCACTTTCTCGTTCAATGAAATCTCAAAACCTGCTGTGCCCGACTGATATCCTGAACCAACTATAACTTCTTGGGTTGTTATCTCACTGTAAGCCTTAGTAGAAAAAGACAAGTCAAATAAGTGGATCTGAATTAGGTCACCGGCCGCAGGCGGACCATCAAATCTCACAATCACTCGTTGAGATGACATCATGTTTTCGTTACTGAATTCTGCACCACTTCTGAATGCTCTAACAACTCTATATGTTGCAGCATTATAGGTTACAAAATCGTCAATGAAGTAATCAGTTAGCGGTTGCCAGATTGCACTAACGGGAACATATGATTGATCCCAATATGTGCCGTCTACAGGAGTACCATCCCAACCCAATGTTGCAGGATCCGTGGTGCCATAACCTGCTTCTGCAAGTTTCCAATTGGTCACTTTATTACCGTTTATCTTGACATAGACTTGTTGAACATTCTCTAATACTGCGTCAAATATTTCAAACTCGGTCTGTTGTCCATCACCGATGAACTCGGAATCAGCCATTACTTTTTGACCACTGGCTCCTGTTATTATAATGTATACACTGCTGGGTATCGGAGGAGCATTGATAAATTCGATGTATCGAAGTGCCCAATTCACTGTGTAATCAATACCTTCTGTTTGTACACCTGCGATATCATTCAACACTGTGATATTTTCAATTCCGCCAGTTGGCAGTTTCGTATCTGTCACTGTTGGATCAAAACTATAAACTTTTGTAACACTATCAGCATACTTAGATACAACCACAACATCTGGTGATTTAGAAACAGTATAGTCACTCAAAGTCTTAACTCTAATGTCAACGCTGTCTAACATCATTCCAGGAATGAATTCTTCAGGAGCATAACTGCTGTATGTATCGACGAAGTTAGATCCATCTAAAATCATATCTTCCGGACGTAATCCCAATTGTGCATCATTGAAATAACTAGCAATATTAGAATCGACTTGTTGATCACCATAGACATCTAGTAGACCGTTTTCATCATATGTTCTCTGATCATATGCGATTCTTTCAAACAGTTCAAACCCATATCCCATCAATTGATTAAATGTTGGACTTTTAACAATTACGCCAGGATACTCCATGCCAGTCATTACTTGCGTTAAGTCCTTGCCTGGCATTCCAGATGCTGGATTATAGTAACTCCATACTCGGCTGGCAGCATCGTCAAAGTACCCGCCTGGATACATAGCAATATCATAAACAGATAATAAGTTATCATACGTGAATGAATTGGGTGTTGTAAAATCATGTAGCACACGATATGCAACTCCATTGTAACTGATTACAGTATCTGCCATATAGTAAGTAGCAGGTTCCCAATCTAAACTATTAGTTACTGTTATATTATCATTATATTCAAAATATCTACCACTGACAAAATCAGTGAGTGCAACATAAGGAATATTTTTATAAACAATGACAGTATCTTTAGTAAATGGTTTTTCTGGTTCCCAAACTTTAACTTTAAGTTCGATCAAGTTAGTGAAATTAAAAGTATCGCCAGTTGTTATACCTGTGCTTTGTACATTTTGTAGATTAGCATCAGTTGCAATTCTATATACGTTACCATTGTAATTGATTAAATCAGTCAATGTATAAGAAGTGTTTGGAGCCCATTCTTTAGTATAAGTGCCATAAGTGAATCTATCGAAACGGATTGTAGTTTTGATATTTCTTGCCACGCTGTGACCAAGTTTAGCAAATGCTGTTGCACCGGTACCGATACCTAATATCTTAACAGTAGCATAAGTGTAATCTTTTCCACTATTAGTTAATTCGATTGCATATATAGAACCATTTTTAATGAATGCTTGTGCAGTAGCACCCTTTCCATCACCAGTAATAACAACAGTGGTATCTATTTGTCTATATCCATGACCGCCATCAGCAATATCAATGTACTGTACTGGGTATTTGTGATTGTTGTACCAAATATTATAAAGCGGAGTATCAAATACATTGATATCATCGACAACATCGATGCCGTTACCTAACTGCGGTTCTCTGTATCTTTTATTATTTAGATTATAATATGGTGGAAGATCGAAATCTACTGCATCAAGTTGAGCAGTATCAAGTTGTTTATAAGAACTGATGAATTCTTTGACTTTTGTATGATATGGTTTAACCTCATTGAAGAAATTTAACACAGTATCAGTCGTTTCTTTGACGTAGACTGGAATTTGATTCAATGATCTAACTTCATTGTTAACATTGACCAAACTAGTTTTCATCAACCAATCGTTCTGTTTAAACTGATTAGTAATGTCATCTAGCATTGATCTTAGAATGATTTTAAAATCGTCTCGCAATTCATTTGTTAATAACTTGTCTGTTACGATATCAAATATCTTTCTGAATTCCAATGCATTATCTTTAGCGAAACCAATTATTTCAAAACTCTGGCTGTCTACACCAAATCCTGCAACATTGTTATCATAGAGATTTCTGTTAAGTTGAATGGTTGCATTCTGTTGACCAACCAACTGGAAAGAACTTTCCTGTGCTAACACCAACTTCCAATTGCCGTTACCACCATCCTTAACTTTAATTAATTCTCCAACTTGTGGATTTGAACTTTGAATTTCATAATCATAATCGACTATCTTGTCAATTGCAACAGATGCTATCAGAGGACTCTGATACCAATCAGCATATGACCAGTAATTTCTAAGATCATAAGTTTTTACCCGTATGATTTTCCAAAGTTCGGATACAGAATTTGACGATTGTAGTTGTCTAATAGACCATCCATTTACAGTTGAATCATTTAATACTAGAATCTTATCACCGGTATTATAAAAACCAGCATTAATATATGTTAATTCGATTTCGTTTTCAACTGAGAATTTAATTTCCACCCCATCAACGATAGGCGGAACATCATATTCCTCAAGTGATACCATGTCTCTTAGCAGTGCTATCGGATATTGAGTAAACACAGCATTGACATTGTTGATCCAAATTCCTCTGGCATTAAAATTATCAGCAAATGTTGTTTGTCTTGGTCTTACTTCTAACCCATAACGTTCTTTAATACTGAGATCAGGATCAGGAACCATTTTACCGCGAGCATCAATTCCTGCTAAACTATCATTCATACGATCCAAGAATTCACGTGCAACACCTAGGTCTGAACCATCATCAAACATTGTCCATTCATTATGCACTGGATTTACGTATCGATTATTTTGAAGAGTTAAATGCAGTCGAGTGTCCTTGTCTATTAGATCATTACAGTTGAACAATGCCAATGCGTTTGTTCCAATCACAGAGACAAATGGTTGATTGTCATTCTTTCTAGGATTTGCAATTAATTCCTGCAACATAAGTGCAGTATCTCTTCTAATCTTACTGCTATTAGAATCATTATTAATGATCCAGAAATAGTATTTGTTAGAAGGTACTAGTGTATCAGGGTCAATGACAACTCGGGTGGAATAGATTTCACTTGCGGTGTAAACACTGGGTGTCAATGGATATTCAATGTTCCACTGACTTGGCGTCATATCACTTTCGATCCATTCGTAAACACTTGCAAAACTATTTGGGATCGAAAGACCCCAATTATTAAATCTATCTAATAGAGATCCTTGGTTCCATAGTGTATACTTTATTTGATTAGTATCCCACCACAACTGCCCAACGTGTTCTTTAGACCAACTGCTTCTAACATCCACAGCAAAAGAGTATTTGTTAGGACTGTTTGTATAGATGGCTGGATCATAATTTAAAATATATCTGATCTGTTCAGCGGCAGCAGGAACAGGTATACCGTGTTCTGGATCAATGACAGGAAGATCTGCAATCAATGTTTTTGTGTTGTCATTGTAGATATATGCTCGTGTTATCTTTCTAGAATCTACATCTGGTAACTGCTGACGAAGAACTGCCCAATTTTTAGTGCCTGATTTATTGTAAAATGTATTAACAGTTCCGGCTCTGGTACCGTCGCCGAGAGAAGAAATTATTGCCCAATTATTTGTTAATAAGACACCTGTTCCAAAATACTGATTGGAAACGAGTGAAGAAGTGTTGAATGTCTGAGCATAGGCAAAGTTTCCATGATGTATTGTATTCTCATTTGCATCTGCTTGATACTCGTATAGATAAGCAGCACCGCTTCTATAATATGCGCTAAATGTTCTAGTAGATTTAGCGTCAAATGTTGTTGTTCCTTTATCTATGGATACAAATTTAATATTATCAGCAGTTGTTGCGCCAATCACTAAGCGATCACCTGCATTATTCAATGCAAATTGAATTCCAAAATTTGCAGTCGATTGATCAACTATGGAGTTAATAGTTTGATAATATTTGAAAACAGTTAATCCAACATCAGTTAAGAACGTGCCCAAACTAGTTGTATTAATTACGATCTTATTATGTGCTAATTCGATCGATGAAGTTATTACTAATCTATTTCTAGGTGACTTAGAGGCAGTGATACCTGGAATCCTAGCAGCATTGATGTCAGAAACAATCTCGTCGACAGTTACCTGATACGGTGTTAGATATGTGCTATCGAATGTTGCACTACTAGTAAAATTCTGCGTTGGCTTATAGATTATAGTATTATGTCTGATCCAATTATCAGTGATATAGTCGTGATAAGGAGACCAATCTAATATAGTCCTATTATCGATACTAGATCCATCAAATGTAATCTTTACTCCGTTGATGATAGTACTATAACCACCAGTGGTAGTAGGATTACTTTGACTACCTGTAATAGAACCATAAAATCTTGCTTCATTAACATAACGAATTAATGCACCGCTGTTAATACTTGCTGTTGTGACAGGATTAACAGTGGCAAATCCAGGAGCGCCTACATATAAACTGCATGTAGTTGGACATATTTGCACCTTAGCACCAAAATTTAAATTATTCTGTCCTGTTGACATTACTTTGGTTTCTAGTAATCTAAATGTATTAGATTCAACCGTAACTTGGGATCCATATGATAGTAAACGAAGTAAATCCCCTGACATAAATGTAACAGTATTATCGAGTACTGTGTTTTCTGTATCTAATACTCCGTCTAGATATACCAGTGGAAATACAGCAGTATTATCTAATGTTACAGAATACAAAGTTGCTGCTTGTGCAGATGTTAAGAATGTTTCAGTATATGTGGGAATGATGAATGATTCGATTGTTCTTTCGTAGATATAAACTTGACCCATGTTAGAGTAAGAATTTCCACTAGCATCGACTACAGTTAAAGTTGGTGCGCCAATGGCCAACTGAGAACCATCCTTACTGAAACTTAAGCTGCTTCCAAAATTGCCACTGTTTTCAGTATTCGAAAACTCAGTGACATACCGATAATAACTTTCATAAGTTATAGTCAATATGTCGCTGTAATTAGGAGTAAAGTTTAGTTCCACATTGTTACCACTGATGTAATAATCAGTGGTTGGAATTTTCATATCATCATTGATATAGACCTTGATATCATCTACAGTAAGTCCTGTACCTAATATACCCTGAGGCAATTCAAACTCGGTTGCAGTCTCTGTTTGATAAGAATATGTTACCGGACTAGTAATTTCAGTATATCTATAGATGAATACCTTATTATTAGCAGGAGCGCCGATTGCAATCCAGTTGCCATCAACACTGGACGCAACTGCATAGCCAAATTGATCACCGGCACTCATACCAGTGGGATTTAAAATTTGATTAACACCGATCTTGTAGTTCGACGCATTGATAATATAAGCAAGTCCTGCACCACTGTTACTGCCTGGCGCACCAACGATGGCAATATCTAGATCATTGTATTTTACGCTATAACCAAATTGCGATGTATTAGAATTTGCTGGACTGATACCTTTAGCAACAGCCCAAGAAGCATTTAAATCCTTATTATAAACATAAACGTATCCTGAATCTTTTCCAGGTGCTCCTACAACCATGATATCTTCTGTGGATTTGATATCCATCTGATTACCAAAATTATCTGATTCGCCCGAGAACACAGGAGTCAGTGATTGAGAAATGATATAGTTGTCATAACGATTTAATACTTCCCAGTTACCACTGAGCCCATTGATCCAAACTCTGTCAGACGTTCTCCATCCACCTGGAGGAGTATCGATCGCAAAAGAAGATCTGTCATTGTACTTCACTGATTTAATTTTCAATAGAGAACCATGCATTGGTCCCGATGCTATTTTTACTCCGTCGTATATAGGAGTTCTAAATGTATTTGCAGTAAGAACTTTATTAACTCTATAGAATCCACTGAGATTCATTTCTATCTTACCAATGGTTGCACCGTTCTTGATAAGAATATTGTCATTGAAAGTTAATCCATGAGGGATATCAGTCATGAATTCTATCTCAGAAGTTGTATTAATTGCAACAGCATTTAGAATTTTGATATTCTCGAAACCACTTAGTCTATAGACATTCCAAGTGCCTTCGGTATCGTTTGCTACCCAGATTCTACTGCCTTCGCCGTAGCCAGCGGTTGAATCTGTAGTTGACGGACCACTTAGATTGTAGATCTTCTGAATATCATAGACAGATGAAGTCACGTCAGATGGATATACAGGACCGCCTGTGCCAATTTGCATCGGATATGATTCAGTTGAGTAGAAAATGTTGTTATCGTATGATGCTGGTTTCATTAATAGATCTTTTGGTCTATATGAATTCCACATATTGCTTCTTGTATCATTTTGATTGATCAGTTCAACAACATACGCACCATTCAATGGATTTGCATTTTCCAAACTTAGTTCAATATCATTGATATCGTTGGAACCGCCATATGATCCTAATCTTATTGCAAACTGCTCGTCGACGGTTACATTGTTATCGATGTATGGAAGTTTTGCTCTAAGGAAGGCATTGATTGCTGCCTTAGTTCCTTTTTCTCGAATCATTCCAAGATAGAATTTGTGTTGACTGATGTTGTTTAATCCGATATCATCTAGATAATTTCTTGGAACAAAACCAGTGGCATTTCTTGCTAATGTATCAGCGTCTGAATTAACATCAAATTTATCTACGTCGTAGAAATTTTCAAACTGCTGAGCATTAAATGCCATATTTGGTATTAGTTTTTTGTTTAATAGATTGCCATTCACTGGCATCCAATTATTTTCAATGAACTTATTCTGTCCAGGTATGAAAACTTTGGCTGTATAGTATTTGTTCTTGTATTCTACAATGTCGCCTTTATAGTAATCAGTTACAGGTTGCCATAACTCAACGTCATTGAAGTTTACTAAGAAACCTGGAGCATATAAACTACCATCCCAATCCCTAGTCTTGAAACCATTGATCTTCATTCTATATTGACGATTGCCAAGGCTTGGACTGTATATGATATCATTAAACACTGTCGTGTTATCAAAAACTAATGTATGTTCATATGCCACAACTACAAGATCTAATAAGTGAATTCCTTTAGAAGGATCCTTAAGGATTAAATTAAAGTTTGTACCATTTCTAAAAGTAGTGTATTCTTTGTTCTGTAAAACAGTGTCGTCGGAATTAGTTAATCTAACTCCACTATAACTATTAGTTAAGTCGTCGACGACGCCAAACCCAGTGTCAAAACTTAATTGAGTTCCTGCAGGAGTTAAACTTAGAACGATAGATGAATCCCACCCTTGTTCTAACCAATAGAGAAATTGTTTAGCAGAATTTGCCCAATCGATAGTAGAATTATGAAATTCAATCTCAGATTCTCCACTTGCTACATCTCCAAATAAGAATCCAGTGCTCTTTAAATAACTACCATAACTTATTAAGAAATCAACAACCTGTTGTGTTGTTGTGAACTGTTGCCCATATGGAATTATCTGAATGCCATCTTCATCATCCATTCTAACCATGGCTGTTTGTTGGCTTACAGTAATATTATAGAAATTTCCATTCATCCTACGAGGAGTGATGATAAAATAAGGACGATTGAAATCAGTACCAAATATAGAAAAGATGCCGCCGGCTTTCTTTATTATAACTGCACTATAAGTAGCAGCACCTACCGGAGCACTTTTAGAAACTACAAGATCATAATTTTCTTTAGGAACCAGGATACCTGTGTTAGTGCTGTTAGGGCTTGCTTGTTCTGCAATGACTTCGATGTAACTCTTATCAGTGAAACCACTCATCTTGTAAACAAGATTAAGTCCTAGATTTTCAAATATCTCAACAAATTTTGTCTGAATGTTTACATTTAAACCTGCTAGACGATCACGTATCCAGATATTACTGCCTGGAATATATTGTGTGTCATCTGATATCGATAGACTAACTGCTCTTTTACCAGTACGTTTGTTAATGATCTGATCAAGCAATGGGATACGCACATAGTCGCGACGATTCAATGACCAAGTACAATATTGTGCTGGTTTAGCCAATGCCCATGCAATTTGAATTGCATAAGGATATTCGCTGCTGCGACGCCACACTGTTTCCTGCGGACTCTGATCACCAAATCTCCATGAACTACCAACATTATTGGGTTTTACTGTTGTAACTACACTACTCAATGGAGGTAATAAATCTCCATGTTCATCTACAGGTATAACATCTAATGTTCCTGGTCTGGCGTAACGAGAATCAATATAGCTATCATGCCCGTGTTGGTAAATCAACCCAATCTGCACATCTTGCCATAGAACTAAATTCCCAGAAGTATATGGTGCTTTACCATATCTTGCTTCCCACCATTCCGGTTGTTGACTAAATCCAAACATTTCCCAAGGATGTGTATGAGGACGATCAGTATCAAAGAAATATTTGTATATACCTCTCCAATAACCAGGAACACCATCATTATATAAAACATCTAAGCTTTGAGAATAGTTAAAACTAAAAGGATCGTTAGATGTTGCTTGATTTTGAAATAAATTATCAAATATGTTAACATTATTACTTCCAGCCCATTCTAAGAAAGTAGGACTTAGTAACAGTGTCCACTCGTCCATCGAATAATCAGTTACTCTGAAGGCTCCTGGCTCGATAGATGTGAAAGAAGTATTATCATTGATATAGTTGACTGTTATATTATTATAAACTCTTTTTTCAAATTCTAGAATTATGTTATCTCTAAAATCATTGAATGCAATAGTCTTACTGCCATCATGTCCTTGGATGACATTTAATTTACGGCCGATGAATGTATCGTCCACAAATATCTCAGGTGTAAACTTTGGATATAGTCCTAATTTTGTAGGAGTAGCAGGAACAGTACAGCCTTTAGTGCTGGCATATTCAAACACGCTAACAGTGTCGTTAATATCTAGATTGGCGATTATGTTGACGACATACCCATCGAATGTATAATCTTTATTGATTAGTAGTTGATTGCCATTGGTATCTGTGATATCATTAAATTTCTTTTGATATATCAATACCGATTCGTATCCAGGAGTGGCCACACTGAAAGGATTGATTACGTTGAATTTTCTATAGTTTGTATCTGAAATGGTATATCGATTAACGATGAAATTCTTAGTTCCGGTAGCTACCATATCAGTATAATAGAAACTTTGATCGCTTGTTACATGTGATGTAAGTTCATCAAAAATCTGATCTAGACATGCACGTGGATCTCCAGTATTTTGAAAGTCAGATGAACCTAATAGGCTAAAGAATCTGTCTTTGAAGTTACGATATGCTTTTCTACTATAGTCGATCGATTGGATGACGTTAGTAGTTTCATTATTAAAAAACAACTGCGAGACGTGTACGCCAGCACTATGCTGTAAAATTCTTCCAGGAATTTGTTTATATGCAATATCACGTAGATTATTGCTTCCAGCAGCCTCACCGACAAAATATAAACTATTGTCTGCAATTTCCTGCACATGATTTCTTATTTGCCCCAATGTCAATGAATCAAATGTTTCATTTAAACTGTTCTCAGTGAGATTCTTTGGCAGAGTAAAGTTTTCTTGAGATATGGGATTTGCAAAAATCTTAACTACTAGAACATCGCCTACAATCAATTCTTTAGCAAATGATACATAATAATTCTTTCCTTGTACCATCAATGAGAAGTCTTTCTTGTAACTTAATTCGACTTCGTTGACATAAACGAAAATATTTTTTTCGTTTTGACTATTGATCTTATAATCAACATTAAGCAAGAAGTTATTTCGTAGATTCTCACTCACGATATATTTCTTCTGAATGTATTGTTTACTTTGATCTAGTACTTTGATCCAATTATTTCTAAGTTTAAAACTTAGATCATTGACATTGTTCTCATGGGCAAACCCATTTGAAATCGAAAGAGTTTGGTCCTTATTAAGGAAACTATAATGAAAAGACTCGGTGTCGTAAAAATTTTCAAAGACAATGTCACCGATATTTCCGATTGATCTATAAGTCAATGGAAAACCAAGTTCACTATCTCTGAGCCCGGTAGTTGATTCCTTATATCCAAATAACTTGCTACCTGCAAATGTACTGCTTGTGAAATATTCAGTATTACTGAAACTAATTCCACTTATTGAAAAGATATCAAATAACGGCGCTTGATTTAAACTGTTTTTCTGTTGAGCATAGACCCAACTGTCATTATGCCACCAGTAGACAAAATTCTGTTTAGTTGCACCACTTAATGCAACAACGGTTTCACCTTCTTGCATAGTGTGAACTGGTGTTAGATGCACTTGCTTATTATTAGTATTAAAAGAAACACTCGAACCCGCAGGAACATCTACTAATTCATTGTTCACAGTAACAATATTATTCAATGTATCGATGGCAGTAATTATTGTATTAGAAGGCACGCCTTGCCCTGTTACCTTCATATTAACATATAGATAATCAGTATCAGTCAGTATCATTTGAGTTGATCCCAACTGAGCAAATCTCAGCACAGTTTTGATTCTGATGTTAGCAGCATGTGGGATGATGTTGCTTACTTCATAGATTTTATTTCTGGTATTATGATATCTCTCCTGCGTGAAGATAACGTATGTTCCGTTTTCTAACGCAACATCATCGCTGTAATAGTTTCCATTGGAATCAATCAGTACATATGGACTAATACCTTCAACTTGGTTTCCTAGATCAGTGACTTTGGAATCTATCACAGTCACAGCACCTGCAAATTTATTTCCATGATTGAATAACTGTAAGTTGGCATCAAACTCGATGATTGGTCTAATACCTCTAAATGCGTTATCCAATACAACAGGTGCTGTTGAATTGTTAAAAGTTGTTGCGTAACGAATTACGTCCTCATGGAACCAACGGTTAGTTCTGCTCCATGCATTACCGTCAATGCTTGAACGATTTATGACAACATAGTCTTTCCTTAAAGGAGAATTTAATGCAAGATCGTACTGTAGTGAATCAAAATTTTCACCCTGCGCATCAAATCCATCACCTTGATTGGGATTGTTGGGATCAGGGGTGAGTAAATTTTCCCATGGTACTAATTTAATCCCTGTGCCGACACCTTCAACAACAAACTCTGTATCTGCGTATCCTGCGGGTTCGACGAAGCCTCTGAATATAACTTTTAAACCATTGGTAAATTCAACATTATTAGGACTCGTATAAGAAGGTTGATCTAGCACACGCTGTACGACATCAATGGTTGCTTGTGTTGGATCGATTGTTACTAGACGTATCTCACCGTATACATTTTCATCAACACCATCTTGATAGTATAGTGTGTCAAGCTTAGAAGTAATGAATGGCTCTTTGTATATCGAACCGTGACTATTTCTAATAACATTCACGTTACCATATTGTCTGCCTTCTCTAACAAATATCTTAGTGCTATTAGGCCATGCCTTAATGAAACCTAAACGCAGTTGGCCATCAACATTGTTTAACTGCCAGATGCCATAACGCTGTTCTAGAGGTACGTCATCTCTCCAACTAGCAGGGTCTGGATTGATCATTACTATGCGTTTTTGAGTCAATGATCTCATACCATCAATGGTATTGTTAGCGATAAAATCTTCATACATAACATTTTGTATATCGTTATATGGAATATCTGTCACTAGATCAACAGTATCAAATAGTGGCAACGATTCAACATCAAACTGCTCGTCTGAGAATGGTACTCTAAAAGTTACTGTACCTTCTTCTGCACCATTGTTATCAACTCCATATACTTCTCTCTTAAAGATGTTTTCTTGATATCCAACACCTTCCCCAAGTCCCGGTTCAGTTTGAATCCAAAATGGATGACCAAGTTGAGCAACATTAAAATTATATGTTCTGCCTCTTACTAAATTAAGAGTTGGGTTTGTCTTGCCTGGGAATTGACTAATATTATATCCAACAAGTCCAATGGGCTTATTAGATACTAGATTACCAGTGGTATCTGGATCTACAGGGCGGCTAATGGATAAATCTTCGATGAATACAACATCAGGCTTTGTATTGTCAACATCATATCCATTTACTTCAAGCGTAGTTGGTCCATTGGGAACCCAGTAATACTTGCTGTAATTAATTAACTTGTCGAAATCGATGAACCCTTCGTAGTTGTAATATTCGTTAGAGAATAATCTACTATGATTAGTATTGATTCCACCCTGTAGTGCAACACCATTGAGCAAGTCAACATAGTTAAAGGCATTTGTTTTTTTAAATCGATTGGTGCCAACGATCCGTTCATTGATCACAAGACCTGGTTCAAGTTGATAAAATTGACTATAACTATCAGTCTCTCTAACATAAGGGTCTGTTGTTTGATATGCTGGACTAAGATCCTGTCTTCCAACGTAGCCATAAACATTGTTTAATTTAGGTTCTTGGATTAACTGATCCATAGTAGCATTTAGAAAACGCTTATTAGTATTAGTTCTGAATACACCTGGCAGGAAATCAGATGTTACCTTACGGTTCTTAGAATTCTGATTTATCTTAGGAACATTGTCTAGAGACTTATTAACCATTTTTATCTTTTACCTATTAAATTGTAACCATAGTATTCTGAGACATGCTGATATAAACACCGCTAACAACTTCGATATTGTCAACAGTTGCTGAACTAATTAGTATCTCATTGGGCTGACTTCTTATTTCATATAGATCACCAAATACACTGTTAGGGTAAGTGGGCACTAGTACAACACTGCTTAAGTAATTTCCAAGTTGGCTATGTAAGTAAGCACTTAGTTCACTGAAGTAGAAAGTTTGCCCAAAATCCCAATTATCGATTGCAAAATAACTGTTGATCTGTTCAATGACTCTGCTCTTGAGTTCGTTAGGGCTTATATTGCTGGCAGGATTCTTAACAATTTGAATTGTTGCTTGCAATGCACTGTCTGATTTGTTGCCAAATAATGGCTTATAAACCCCTGGATTCAGAATCATTTCATCACTGATCATTTTTAAATCTAATAGAGATCCATATGTATTGGCCAAAGTAACACTGCTAACTGCTGCGGGCTCTGCAACTTTCCCGGTATAATCGTTAATATAATTTCTGTATGCTTCATCGTAACTACGAGTCAAGATAAAAGTATCGATTAAATTAGTTGTTGCAGGATCGATACGTCGACGATCACTTGCATTATGACGATATTGGAATAGCAGAGACTGTCTGCCAATAAAAGATTTATAATCCTGAGTGACATCCACCAATGTATTTGCTACGCCGTTGGAAGAGATTTCATAAAACATCCCTTCTTTAGTTGCATAGAACAGTCTTTTATTTGGAAAGTTATTTCTAACATTCTCAATCGAGATTCTAGTAGGATAGACGTAATTAATAACACCGTCTTCCAGTAGTTGATATCTAATTAGATTATCATAATCGATAAATTTTTTATAGAAAACATAAGTTGAATCTAAACTTCCAACTATGGTACTAAAAATAGCAGGATCTGTAGGCAAATCGCTGTGTGTTGCAGTTGGGAAAGTAACCTTTACTTTTGTGCTGTCAACATATCCATCGATTTCGATTTCGTTTTCATATACTGACAGATTAACCCGACGAGGAAGTTTAACGGTATTAGTATTATCTAGGTTGCTTTGTAGAATCTTGATGTTGTCAGTGACAATTGTGTTTGTCTTAACATCATAGACAGGTTCAGGATTGATGTTTAAGAAACGAACGCTGTTGGTGCTACTGAAAATATAATCTAAACCACGATATGTTATAGTATACTTTGTTCCGTCATTAGTGAATAAAAATAGCCAACTGCTATCACTATTAGTTCCAGCAGTAGATGCTGTATATCCACTGGTTTGATCCACATTGATAATTGGAATAATCTTCCATGGCTCACCATATGGTGTCTGCGTCGTATCGTAGCGAAGAGCAAATTCAACATTATTCAAAATGTAAGTTGTGATCGTGTTTATTAAAGTATTAGTTAAGTTTGTTGTAAACGGTGCGTATACCGCAGAAACAATTGCATTTGAGGGGATGTTCTCACTGAGAGTAATACTACCAATCGTACGACCTGCTAGATATATAGGAGTTCTACCGTCACCGATTTGACTCTGAATCGTTGCCCAGATTTCAGTTTTATCACTGGGTAATGCTGGAGATCCTAGAATTATACTGTTGCTGCTATCAAAATAATAGCCGGACGGTGCTGTAAATTTGATTAAACAGTTAGTTAACAAATAACGTAGATTCTGTTGAACGCCAGCAGCATTACCGATCGGTTGATATGTGCCAACACTATAAGAGAAGTTAAAGAATCCAGTACAGGTAGATGTATCGTCTGTTTTTCTTGCCCATAATAAATTAACCAATGGATATTCTGAATAATTTTCATAATAGAAATGCTTCATGCTCTTGCTGTTCAGAATTGATTGCACAGTTGTAGTGATCGTACGAATAACATCGTTGCGACTATTAAAAGTGAAATTTGTAGTCAATCGATTATTCTGTTTGTAAAATGCACCGTCACTGGCAAATAGATCAGTGCTACTATATTTTCCAGTTGGATCATTGATATCTAGATAACGACTGATACCGCTGCTATATCTGTTAACACTCTTTACCTTAATGATATCACTGAACATTGTGTATGGCAAGATATTATAATCTTCACCGTTTACCATTCTTCCCTGTGTATAATAATTTTGAGGTGCTTTACTTTTAATTTCAGCAACTAAATCTCGACGACTACTATTAGATACTGTATATTGAAGACTTGCTGTCAATGTAAGTCTTTCAGGTTTGCCATTTTTATTGATATATGGAATGACAATGCTAACATTAGTCATGTCTGCTGGACTTATTCTGTAAGTCAAACCATTGCTAACTCTAAAATAAGTTTTAAAATTACCTACAGGGGTTTCAGAGAACGTGTCATCCCCAAACACAAGATCAATTTGATCTGTGCCTCTGCTGTTAACACTGAATAACTTTCTATTGCCCCTTGCAATGCTATTATAAACAGCATTGCTTCCAACAATATTTGGAATCTTCGTCCACTGATCTCCAATTTGTCCGTTATTCAGATCATAAAACCAAACGTCTTCGTTGTTAATATTATCGAAATTAACACTTAATATGCGATTAGGTATACGTTCTGCAAATGCTTGATTGATGTCATTTAACTGCCCTTGTTTGAAAAATAGAAAGTAACCTGTATTTGGGCTGGCATTTCCACGACTGTCATTTTGATAGATCATACCAAAATTACCGAAATGTCCCGGATCATTTTCTGTTATTGAATCTGTATCAGTGATGCTTGCACCAACAACTTCAAAGGGAGTTACTGTGTCACTGATCGTTGCAGTAAATGGAAAAACTGCAAGCACTGTTGTGGGAACAGCAATATTATACTGCTCTGTCTTAATATTGTTAATTTTTTTACTTGCAAATGCCTTACCAACTCTTTGTCCACTCGATAACGAAGCATTGACTATCAAATTGAATTGATTTAACCAGTCTGGATTAGTTGTATCATTCCAGTTAACAGAGATCTTACTAAGATTTCTGCTGCTGTAATCAAAAACAGATTCGGTTGTCATCAGACTCTTAATTTTAAGAATTCCGTTGGCTGCTTTATTACGGTTGGGATTATAGTTTAGTTGCTTAACTAATTTTAGAACGCTGTCTTTACGCTCTGCTGTTTCTAAGAAATTCTCCCTGGCATTTAAATCGGTGCGAAATGCAAGACTCTGTGCTTGGAACGCGATGAGATCTAGTAGAGCAATGAATTCGCTCGATTCAATAAAGTCATTGAAATCCTCAGCATAATATGTGCGAAGATAATCAACCATGACCTTACGAATAGTTTCGAAATCATATGCTTGAAAGTCTGCATCAGTGAAGGCTGTATAGAGTTTCTTCCAGTCCTCAACTGCAAATAAATTAGTTTGCTTATTATTTGACGATGTTGCCATTATACACTAAACCTCTACTATTATTTATATGTAGAATAAAGTGCGCATTTTAATAGATTTTAATAGATTTTAATAAGCAATTGTACTTGTGATCACACCAGTCGAGCCGTCAAATGCCAGATTCAAACTTATCACTTCATTACTATTTTTTAATGCAATATCTAATGCTATCAATAATCCAGCTCCGTCAGGAGATTCATTCACTGAAATTTTACTGACCAAAGAAATCCTGGGATCTGAAGTAGCAATAGTTTTAACTTCATTTACTATATCATTTTTCAAAGTTATTGTTAGCGGGTCAAACAGACTATCCCATATCATGCACCCAAATTCTGGGTTCATTAACTTTTCGCCTTTTCGAATATAAAAGTGATTTAGTAGATCAGTTATAATCAAATTCTTATCAGTAACTGAATATGGACCGAAATAATTCTCTTTTATGCCAGTGATCGTGTTGGCATCCTGATAAATGAAATTTTGTGTACTGTAACCTTTATATAATGGCATAATGTATTTAACATCCACTAGGCATTGCAGCAGCAGATGCAGCAGATGCAGCCGCAGTTGGAGCGCCACCAGCTGCTCCACCAGGAGAATTACCACCAGGTACTCCTGGTATATTTGTTGTTTGTCCAGCAGCATCAGTTGCTGCCGCATACTGATCTGTTCCGGTCTGTATCTGTGTTTGTAGATCGGTATTCTGTGCGTTTAGTGAATCAGCAGTTGCTTTGTTTGAATCAATGATCTGTTGATTGGCATTAATCTT